GTGGATTACTATCACCTGGGTGTCCAAGCACAAACTAGGCATGACTAAAAAATACAATTACACAATGAAAACAGGAAGACCTACCAAGTATGATCCGGCATTTATAGTTATAGCAAGAGAATATATAGATAATTGTAATAGAGAACAGACAGAATTACCAACAATCGAGGGCTTGGCATTAATAATTGGAGTTGATACAGATTCTATAGATAATTGGGCTAAACAATATGTTGACTTTTTCGGTGCAATAAAAGATCTAAAGAGTAAACAAAAGAATCAATTAATCAATGATGGACTATATGGAGGTAAAGAAGTAAATCAAGCTATGGCAATATTCTTACTAAAAGCTAATCATGGATTAAAAGAATCATCGAACTTAGATGTAACAAGTGGAGGTAAACCATTACCACAACCAATATTGGATGTACGTCAAAACACAAGCAACAAAGAAACTCCTGGCACTGAATAAAAGAATAAAAGGAGTAGCCGGTGGAACTTCAGCAAGTAAAACTATTTCTATCTTGATGATATTAATAGGTAAAGCACAAACATATCCTAATAAGTTTATATCTGTAGTGAGTGAGTCTATACCGCATTTAAGAAAAGGTGCTATGAGAGACTTTTTAAACATAATGCAAACTCAAGGTTATTTTGTTGATACTCTATGGAATAGGACAGATAGTATTTATAAATTCGAGACAGGATCTATTATAGAATTCTTTGGTGTAGAGTCATGGGAGAAAGTAAAAGGTGCTAGACGAGATATATTGTTTATTAATGAAGCAAACCATATAGATCTTAATAGTTACAATCAGATGGAAGTAAGAACAAAAGAAGAAATATGGTTAGACTGGAATCCGGAGAATGAATTTTGGTGGTATACAGATGTAATGCCTACTCAAGATGTAGACTTTATCACATTAACTTATAAAGATAATGAGGCATTAGACGAAAGAATAGTTAAAACAATAGAATCCAGACAAGGCAATAAAAATTGGTGGTTAGTATATGGATTAGGCCAATTAGGTGAAGTAGAATCAAGGATATTCAAGGACTGGCAGATCATACAGGAAATACCACATGAGGCATCACTAAGACGCTATGGCTTAGACTTTGGCTATACTAATGATCCTACAGCCATCATCGCTATCTATTACTATAATGGAGGGTATATATTGGATGAAGTAGCTTATTTGCATGGTTTAACTAATAAACAGATATATGATATATTAATAAACCTTAATCCTGCTCTAGTAGTGGCCGATAGTGCAGAACCTAAGAGTATTGATGAAATAAGGAGGCTAGGTATTAATATAGTACCTGCACAGAAAGGTCAAGGTAGCGTACTACAAGGTATACAGAATGTCCAAGCACAAAGAATATCATTAACTGCAAGGTCAGTTAATCTATTAGCAGAATATCGTAACTATCTATGGATGACAGACAAAGAAGGTAAGATAATCAATGAACCCCAAAAGTTTATGAATCATACACTTGATGCTATTAGGTACGGCTTAGATAGTTTTAAACCAATAGAGCCAACTAATATAGATTACGATGTGGGAGGTATATTGCCTTATTTACCTGGTCTAGTTGCTTAGTTGCGTATTAATAATAATATAGTTTATTCTTAGTCTATGGCATTAATCAAGTTAGAAAATCCTGAGTTAGAGATGCTTATTAATAATAAGGATAGCGGTTATAATTATCGTGAAAGAAGATCTACCGACTGGAAAGAGAACTACGAACTATACAGAGATAAAGTAACTATTAATAGACTAACACAAAGACAATCAGTTAATCTGCCTCTAATGAAAACACAGCTTAGAACTCTATTAAAGGATATAGATGATATGCCAGTAGTAGTGTTTGAGAACTTAGACAATGACAAAGAAGCACAGATATTCCTTAATGAATACTGGAAGTATACACTAGACAATAATAAAGCCGATATACAAGACATAGTGGATAAAAAGCAAGACTTCTTATTCGGTAGAACCTTTGATAGTTGGCAGATAATAGATGGACAAATAGTATTCAACATAGAAGATCCGGAGGATATGTTAGTTGACAGATACATGAATCCTTATGACCTGGACTCCTCAAGGTTTCTAATACACACTCATATATTTAAACCTTTATCATTAATAGAACAGAATCCTAACTATGACAAGAGAGCTATTAAATACTTAAAGCTATGGTTTGAGTCTACAATGGGTGTTGTTAAAGCCAAAGACAATCAAGACTCCTTAGCACAGAAGAATCAGAAGATGACCGACTTAGGAGTAACTGATATAGAGAGTCCTGTATTAGGTGAAACTCTTGTAGAATTGACGCTACACTTTGTCTATCATAAAGAGAAAGAGGATAAAGAGGAACAGATCTATCTATATGTAGAAGCGGAGAATCAAGTAATACTACAGAAGAAACCTCTTGAGAAGATAATAGGTAAGACTGATGATAACTACTGGAGGACACACTTTCCTTATAATACATGGGGTGATGATCTGGATAAACAAGACTTTTGGACTGATGGTATAGCGGATATTATAAGGACTCCTAATAAGATATTAAATGCATGGTTTAGCCAGTTAGTAGAGAATCGTACATTAAGGAACTTCGGTATGCAATTCTATGATGCAACACTTAAAGCGGAAGGTTTTACTCCTAGCACATTTAATCCTATACCTTTTGGATGGTATCCAGTACCAGGCAAACCCTCGGAAGTAATGCAAAGAGTTGATATACCGGATCTATCAGAGAGCTTAGATGAGATGGCATTTGTTACAGAGATGATAGAGAAAGCTACAGGTGCTACTGCTACACAACAAGGAGTACAAACAGAAAGACAAGTAACACTAGGTGAAGTACAACTAGCACAAGGTGAAGCTAAGGCAAGGATTCAAGGTGTATCTAAGTTTTATACCGCAGCATGGAAGCAGAGAGCATTTAAATTCTTAATGTTAATAGAAGCAGCATCCGATAAACTAGACGCAGTTAAGATATACAAGAAAGGAAGAAACACTGATGATATGTTTACCAGAGAGATTGCTCCTAAAGACTGGAAAACTAAGTCAGGATATACAGTTAAGGTATGGAGTCAGGATGAAAAGAAAGCCAATGACACCGATTCATTACAGAAGTTAAATGCAGTATATATGAATATGATGGACAATCCTAAGTTAGTAGAGGTTTATAAAAGAAAATTATTAGAGTTTGCAGATCTTACACCGGATGAAGTAACCGCTATCATGGAGTATGAAAAACAGAAGTTGACAATGCCTAATCCTATGGTGAATAATCAAGGTGTTGGTCAACAGCAACAGCAACCACAACAGCAACAGCCTATGCAAAGACCGATGCAACCTAAAATATGAGCATAATAGATAAAATCCTCGAAAGAACAGGTCTAAAGTATGAAGATCTTAATACCGCAGAGAGAGATACGCTAAATAATTGGCTAGAGACCTTAAACAAAGGAGAACTAACAGTACAAAAAATCAGAGAGTATATCTTCACAATGAAGGAAGCAGTAGAAGCGGAAGTAGCAAAATCCAATTTAGACACTAAACAGGACTTATACCTTAAAGCTAGACTAAGAAATTACATGTTATTGGATGCTTACCTATCTACACCGGAGAAAGCTAAGGAGCAGATAGAGAATCAATTAGCAGGTATTATTAATAAATAGTTGACAGAAACTAAAAACATACACTAAACTAGATTATTGCAACCAAACCTTTGCAAAAAGACGGAAAATGGCAAAAAAACTACACGTTAAACCCACAATAGAAGAACTTGACTCCAAGATAGAGGAAGTTATAGAAGAAACTAAGGACTTAGAAGAAAAACCTGAACCTATAGAGGAGGAAAAGCCTATTGTTTATCCTAGAGAACCTGAAGTAGAAGAACCTGAACCAGAAGTTGAAGTGGAAGAACCGGAAGCAGAACCTTCAGAAGAAGAAAAAGAAAAACTAAGAATAGAGCTAGAACAAAAGAAACAAAAGTTGTCCGCATCCGCAAGAGAAGCACAGAAACTATCCGCTAAGAATAGAGTCATAACCAAAGCCATAGTAGATGCAGAAGATATACAAGAACCTACAGAGGATGAACTTAAAGAAGAATATGTTGATTGGGAAATAATGAGTGATACTGAGAAAAAGTATGCTAAAGAAGCAGTATTAAGTAAAAGGTTTAGAAGCATGATTGCAACAGCTAAAGAACAGGCAACCAAGATAGAAAAATGGAATGACAGTGTAGACGATTTTGTAGCAGATCCTAAGACTTTAAATGATACTCCAGAACTAGAAGGAAAGGAGGATGATTTTGCAGATTTCGCTAAAGCAGAAGCAAATAACAGTGTACCATTTAATATACTGGTGTCTGCTTTTTTGCACGATCAATCAACTAAAGTGGTAAAGAATAAAGGCAAAATGTTTGAAACAGGAAGCGGAGGATCTAATGAAAAACCAACACCAAAGTCTGACAAGTTGAGTTTAGATGATAGTAGAAAACTCCGTACTACCGACTATAATAAGT